TCGCGTCTGCCTTCTGTTCTCGTTTCTGGTCGCATAGATGCAAGCGTCGGGGCGATGGCGGCAAATACTATCACCGCTAGTGCTCTAGCCACCGATGCGGTGACAGAAATCCAGGCGGGACTAGCAACGTCGACCGGCGTGACCAGTGCATTTACTGAGATTAAGGGCGCTGGCTGGTCGTCTAGCACTGACACCTTGGAAGATATTCGCGATGCGGCAGACAGCGGAGGGGGAGGCGACGGAACTTGCGTCAATGTCTTACCGGGTACAGTCCTGATCCCAGGCCGAGGCACCGACGCAAGTCTGCAGGTCTATATTGGGGAGACCATTCAGCAGTCCCTCACGGTCTATCAAGCCGATGGCGAGACCCCTATGGACATGAGCGGCAAGACTCTGGAGATCGTCTTCGAGGCATTCGCTGGAGATGAGGACGTCGCAGTAATCGCATCTGGAGATATCACGATCGGCGGTGCCGATGACAACGTGGTGACGTTCTCATATCCTGCCTCGGTCACGGATCGCAAAGGCACTCGATGGTTCGCTCTTCGCGATGCCGCGGCACCGAAGACAGTCTACGTCGCCGGGCAGGTTCAGATTCTCAAGGCCGCGCTAAAGGATTCCTAACGATGGCACGCACGACACCCGAGCAGGTAACCGCGCTCGCGCAACTGGCCGACGGGACCGACGTCCTCGGCTACATCGAGGCAGCTACGTCGGTCGTGAACGAAATGGCAACTTGCTCGGGGCTGGATGCGATCCGGCTGGAGCTGATCGAGCGCTACCTCGCGGCTCACTTTGCCTTCGTCGCTGGAGCTCCTACGGGGGCCACAGTCACGACGAAGTCGATCGGCGGGGCGTCGACCGCTTACAATCGTCCGGCGATGGGAGACGGGCCAATGGCGAGTCCCTACGGGGCGACGGCCATTCAGCTCGACACAAGCCGATGCCTCGCAGGAATCCTGATGGGACCCGTGAAGATGACTTGGCTAGGCAAGGAGCGAACATAATGCTCATTCTGCCGGGACTGCTCAACCAGATGTGCGTCTACTGGCCACCGGGTCTCCCGAACAAATACGGGGTCGCGACCTTTGGTTCCCCCCGCGCGCTCCCGTGCCAGTGGGAAGAAGCGAACCAGACGATTACCTCTCCGGACGGTCGCATCCTCACGACGACGGCTACGGTCCATCTTTCGGTCGAGGTCCAGGAGGGCGGCTGGCTCTACCTGGGGGCTCTCTATAGTGCTCCGGTCGAGCCACCTCCGCGGAATAGGATTCTCCTTGTCCAGCGGTTTCAAGATATCGACAACGATGAGCGCCTTTGGATCGCCTCGCTATGAGCAAGTCTCGACCTAAGAAGAACGCGAAAGCAAAAGCAAGGGCGAAAGCGAAGGCGAAGGCTGCATCCGAAAGAAAGAAAAAAAGCGCTGCAATCAAACGAGCTAAGAAAGAGGCGACAGCAGCACGCGAGCGACAACGGAAACAATTCAGGGCGGAGCTGCGAAGGGCTGAGAAAGAGGCTAAAAAAACAGCGGCTGTCGCAAAGAATCGAGAGCGTCGATCTGCCATGCTGGAACGGGCAGACGTTCGGCTCAAAAAGACAATCGAAAAAATTAAGGTCGCAATCGAAAAAGATATGCGTTCAGGAATCCTCAAAGGAGCTCTCGCATTGCAAGCCGAATCACAAAAACGCACGCCGGTCGACACAGGCAACCTACGAGGCAGCGCGTTTACAAGACCGATTGCGAATCTCCCTCCTGGCAAGGTCGGCTATCAAGTCGGATATAGTGCAGCGTATGCAATTTATGTTCACGAAAATGTCGGAGCGAACTTCAAGGTGGGGGACGCCAAGTTCCTCGAATCGCCCGCGCGTACAATGCAAGCCGAGCTGGGGGATATCGTAATTCAGGAGTTTACGGAATGAGCGGATTTCTCGATCACAGTCCCGCAAACATTCTCCTTGAATGGATGCTCGACGAGGGACTAGTCGACGCTCCGTCCTCGGCGGACTGGCCCGGGTTCCTGCAGAACGTCGATGAGCGATACGAGAGCTACGTGGTAGTCTACGACACAGACAGCAGGCTCAGCGGCAAGGTCCATCTGCTCGGCGAGACTCAGCAGCACTACGGCATCCAGATTCAGGTACGCTCACCCGATCCCGACGAGGCACACTCGAAGGTGTCCGAGATTTTTACTGCCTTTGATGCAGCGTCTCGCGAACCCGTTACAATCGCAGGTGAAGCCGATGGCGATCCTCCAGTGATACCACCGGCTTGCGAATACATTATCGATGCGATCACGCCAACCTCTGGCGCGATCCGTGCCGGTAAGGAACAACCCGAAGACTATCTTTGGCTCTGGACGGCGAACTTCGTCATCTCCATCAAGCAAGTAGGACCATAATCATGCCAGCCCGTGGAACTCCCTCCGGTGATTACCTTCGCGATGGCTATCAAAGCCTTGTTGCGATTGGAGCCGATACTAACATCAAGCTCTGGGAAAAGCAGGTCACTCCGCCAGGAGTCGAGGGTGGCGATGCGATCGACATCACGACGATGTGGAACTACGACTGGCGAACCTTCGCTCCTCGCTCGCTCAAGACACTGACCGAGATGACTTTCACAGCAGCCTATGACCCTGCGGTCTACGATGAAATCGTGGCAGCGATCAATGTCAATGATGAGAATACTGTCTACTTCCCGGATGGGTCGAGCATTACATTCTGGGGGTACTTGAAAAACTTTACTCCAGGCGCGAACGCCGAAGGTGCTCAGCCCGAGGCGACGGTTACGATCGTCCCGACGAATGAGAACGCAGGCACTGAAGAGCCACCAATTTATGCAAGCGGCGGCTCGTGATCATAGTTTTTTCTTCCCCCCCAGGAAACAATGGCGCGAACAACTTTTTCCCTCGATTTTTCGGACCTATCACTCACTGAAATTCCCTTTGTCTTTGGAGGCGAATCCTTTATCCTGAAGGAAGCCACAGGCGAGATCGCGACGAGGTTCCAGAATGAGCGCACGAACCGAGTTACCTACTCGACCGATGGCAAGGTTTCAGGCGTCCGAAACATCGCAGACCTCGGACCGATGCTCGTGTGTTGGTGCTCGTCGTTTGCTGACGGCCGCGCGGTCACAATGGACACTGTCAACAAGTGGCCCGCAAGGATGGTTGCGGAACTCTTCGAGAAAGCGAAAGAGATCAGCTATCTCGACGACGAGAAGCCAGTCGGCCGAAAGGTCCTCGAAGCTCTTGATCTCCCCGGGAGTCCAATCTCTCGGGATTCTTTTGTCTCTTACATCGAGACCCTCCCGCACAATGAGTACGGGGATGTGCGTCGATTGTTTGCTGGGGGCCGAACCGCAAAGGAGTCCTAAGCCAGTGCTCGGTCTGGCTGATGATTGCCGAACGCACTGGCCGCACGGTAGCCGAAGCTCAGCGCACGATCACGCATCGCGAGTATCTGCTGTGGATCGAGTGGCTCAGAGACGAGCCGAACAGGCTGAGCCGGAGCGACTGGTATCTAATGCAGCTCGCGCGGGAGGTGGCCGTTATGATGGCCAGTCGAGAGACGCGAGCAAAGGTCAAGATCGAGGACTTCAGACTGGAGTTTACGACGACCGAAGAGAAACGCGAGCCGGTCAAGCAAACATGGCAACACGCGAAGGCGGCATGGCTAGCAGCAGTAGGACTCGGGGGAGATAACAATGGCAGCGGAGACCGAGATCGAGCGGCTGGTAGTGAGCTTCGTCGGGGACGTGTCGGGGATGACTCAGGCAACAGACCCCGCGGTCGCGGCCGTAAAAAAAGTCGACAAAGCAAGCATCGACCTTGAAGACACAATGAAAAGACTTCAAGGCGCGATGAGGAGAGAAGATGGCCAGTCGATGGAAGATGCCTTTAGGAAAATTGAAAACGCCATGAAAAAAAGTGGCGTAGAGGGCGTTCAGAAAAAATTTAATACATTGAGGAACAAGCTAAGGGAAACAGAAGAACAGGCAAAAAAAACAGCGTTCGGTTTTATGCAATTAGGCAACACGCTTTCAATACTACCTGGGCCTGCTGGCAGGGTCGGGGCGTCGATCTCGAATGCAACAAGTGCTCTTAGTTCGTTCGGCGCGGCGGGTCCGTATGTAGCGGCAGCAGCCGGTGCGATCGCAATCACAATCAGCGCTGTTGCTGTGCCATTTATAACGCTCTCTAAGGCGGTCTCGGTTAGCATTGCAAAGTTTGGCGAGCTTGATCCGGTCATTAAACGTGCGACCGCGCTGGGCGAGTCGGTAGGCAATCTACAGAGCCTAGCCTTCGCCTTCGAGGAGATTGCAGGTATCGGCATAGACAAGACTGCCGTAATGCTCAAGCGCCTGCAGATTGCGATCGGGCAGGCATCAATCACCGGAGGCGATGCCGCGAAGACTCTGGAGCAACTTGGGATCGACGTCCAAGCACTTGCTCAGATGACGCCGACGGAGCAGTTTACGGTGCTCGCCAAGGCGCTAGAAGGAGTAACCTTACAGAGCGAACGAGCAGCGATCGCAGTTAAGCTCTTCGGCGAAGAGGGGACGGCGATGCTACCGATCCTCGAGGCCGGTTCGGAGGCGATCCAGGAGGCCGAAGAGTTTGCCCGCAAGTACGGCCTAACACTCGACGACATTGGATCAGCAGGGATCGAGAGCGCAAACGATGCGGTAGGGCGACTCAGAAAAGTCTTCGAGGGGCTGATCAATCAGCTCTCGGCAACGATGGCTCCAGTGATCGAGGCTATCGCAGAGATGCTTGTCGATATGCTGCCCTCCGCCTCGGAGCTCAAGCTCGTGTTCTTTGCGGTCCAGGAGATTGCAATTCAGCTCTTGGGAATCATTGGCGACATAGGCAATGTGATCATCGGTATTGCTCAGATTGCCATGGGTAAGTTTAGCGAGGGTCTCGCTAACATCAAGGAAGGATTCAATCGAGATTTTACAAAGTACCTACGCGAAGAAGTTGATCTGCGAATCCAAGCGAACAAGGAAGCAGCAGAAGCCAACAAAGAGGCGGAGGCTGCGACGTCACTGCAAAGCGAAGCAACCGAGTCTGCCGCTGCCTATGTCGATCAGTTAAAGCAGCAGGCCGAGTATGCTGACTATGTAGCGGCGGGTGGCAAAGCGAGCGCCGATGTCTTTAAGATGATGCAGCAAGGAGTCGACCAAGGGCTAATCGATGCGGCAATAGAGTTCGAACAGCGGATCGCCGAGGTAGACGCAAAGATGAAACGCCGTGCCTCAGGCGAAGCGCTCAACGAGCAGTATGCAGACCCAATCGAGAAGGCTAAAAAGGAAGCTCAAGAGCTGATGGACATGCTATTAGCCGGAGACATTACTCAGACGACTTTCGACCGCGCGATCGAGGACATCAACAAAGGACTCAACGAGGCGGACGAAAAAACAAAAGAACTGAAAGATCAGTTTGCCCCCCTGCGCAACGAGTACATCCAGGGAGTCGAGGGCTTTATGAGCCAGACCGCTGCGATGCGAGCACAAGGAATGCAGGCGGCAACGGGCATCGGAATCGAGCAGGCGCGCGTAATGGTCCAGGGCGAACGCCGAGGCGAGGAAACTGACAAGGACAAGAAGTTGATCAACGTCCTCGAAATGATTGCCAATCGACTCGGAGGAAGCGGGGACCCGAACGCGATGACGTTGGAACAATCGAGGTCCGCACAGCGACTGCAACCAGCGGGGATTTAAGATGGCCGCATCACTTGCACGAAAAATGAGAGTCCAGGCGACGGTCGACAATAAGTTCAACCGCACCTACACTGGCGTGTACCAAGTCATAGCCGACCTCAGCGACAGCCCCCTGACAGTCTTGCAGGCGGTCGGGATTCCCCAATGGGGATCATCGTTCGTCTGGGACACAGACTTCGACCTCTGGGCGTTTGCCCAAGGCTATACAGCCGACCCGGTGGAGCGAGTAATTTATGCTGGGCGTGACTGCTGGGTCTGGGAGGTGAAGGTAACGTGGTCTTCGGTGTCGACCGAACGCTCGAAAGCCGATCCGCGCAACAGTCCGATCGACGACCCCCCCGTGGTCTCTGGATCGTTCCTCGGCGAACGCGTCAAGGCGATCCGAGACAAAGACGGAGACCCGATCGTCAACGCAGCAGCCGAACCGTATCTCGACAGCCCGCCGACGATCATGAGCAACATCGACACGCTTAGGATATCCTATAATACGCTCACAATTAACCTTGGTCAGAGGACTCGCTACGTGGGGACAGTTAACTCGTCAGGCATTTGGGGGCTAGAGAAACGTCAGGCTCTCATGAGTCGATGGGACTGGAGAGTGCTGTACGCTGGCGATCTTGCCTACATCGCGCACGACTTTGAGTTTCATATCAAGTACGATCTGACTCCGGCTGACAACGTGTGCGTAGGACCGACAGAGGTCGAGGGCTGGTATACGATTCTCCCGAACCGAGGTTACAGCCCGTATAAAGTCCCTGAGGAATACGAAAGCAAAGTCTTGGCGCGAGACAAAGAAGACAATCCTCTGACCACTCCGGTCTCGTTAAACTGCGACGGGACCGAAAACATGGACCCTGATTTTGAATACTGGAACGTCTTCGAGGTCGAGCGTGAAGAAGACTTTACTGCGATCCCAGGGATGCCGAACCCACTGCCTGGACCCTTCGTCTGATGAGTGAAGACGCACGCCAAAATAAGTCGGTAATCTGGACCCCCGACACGATGCGAGACCTGCAGGTCTCGCTCAGGTCGATCATGCAAGAGGTCGACAACCGGATCAAGCTCGCGCTCTCGAGCGAGCGTCGCCCGCGCGAGAAGGACGTCCGCGCAGCGATCACCGTGGGCTACGATCCGCTAGCCTACGACGGCGCGGGCGCCGAGGACCCTGGGGCGTATCCTGATCCGCCAGCCAACACGTTCTGGATCAAGCTCTCGCACCCTGAGTATGAGCGAGAAGAAGGAGAGCAGGACCTTACAGTCACACCTTACAACCCTCCCGTCTATCGTCTTGCTCGGTCAATGTTCGGCGAGTATTACGAGGAGGGAACAACAGTCTGGGTGACTCTCAATCATGGCCAGTATTTCATAATGCCGCGAGGCGGCTCGAACGTGGGTCAAGGTCGCTTTCAGTCTTTCATCTATGATTACGACGAGGAGAATCTTTCGGCAAACATCCTTGTCGAAGTCGCTCCGTGTTCGATGCCTGACTTGATCGGGCAGACAATCGAGGTAACGGATCATTCGCAGTGCATCTTCGATCACAGCGAAGAGGACTTGTACGATGTATGGGTCTGGTTCGGCGAGGGTTATACAGATTATCTAGGGTGCCACTGGGTAGCTCATGATCGATGCTGCGTCGAGGCTGATGGGAATCTCGATCTGGGCGATGAACTGACGCCGGAGACCTGACGATGCCTACGCGCAAGTGCTGCTGCGTCGGAAACTGCGAGATCGGGCGAGACTACTTCGATCGTCCCGATTCCGATGACCCTGGTCCCAAGTGGGCCGAGCTCAGTGGCGACTGGGATATCTACGACGATACAGTGCGGAGCGTCGGAGGCTCTGGAGTGCTGGCCACGAAAATTTGTCACCCGGCAAACTATGAATACGGCTCCTTTATCGCACGATTCGACCTCGTCGACCTCAACGTATACGAGCGCTTCGCAGTTCGCTGTGGGCATCCGAACAACTCAGGGTACAGCGTCGAATGGTATCCGGACATAGCAACCGAAACGATCCTCGTAAAGGTCAACGGCGAGGAGAACGAAGAATTCAGTTTCCCCTGGCCGCGCGACGTGGGGAATCAACTACAAAATAGAATACAGGTAAAGGTCTGCTACTTGCCCGGGGCAATCATGTCGGCCACCGGAGGACCTCCTCCTTCGGTCGATGCCTGCATCGGCAAGGAGGATGCAGAGCCATGTTACGACATCGGTGGGCAAGACGTCGGGAATTTTTCCTTCCTTGAAGGTCGATTCGATAACTGGCTCTATGAAGCGACAATTATCGACGATCTCGTCTGCCCTCCCTGCGGGTGCTTCTGCTTCAAACGAGATGGCGACTCGATCTCGTTTGCGTGTTTTCCTGACGAGATGACCCTGACGCTTGAGATGGTCGAGGGCGAGTGCAGTGAACTGGAAAGCATGGAAATCACAATGCAGAAGGGGCAGCTCCTTCCCGACGACGGATGGCCCGAGAAGCTCAACTGGTATTCGGAAGTGATGGAGTGCGAAACGACCGGGGCTAAATATGCGTTTCAGCTTGCGTGCTCGAATATCGTCCGCTCAGGGGATCAATGGTTCTTCAAGCTGGAGCTTCGGATCACAGACGAAAACCGATTGCCCTCGACGCAGATTTTCGAATGGGACGGAGTGCAAGGAGCGGCGCAAGAGGCCGACTACGATGCGAGCACTTGCGAGCCGCTCTCATTCGTCTACCCTGACCTGCTCGTAAAGTCGATCTTTGTTCCGTGCGGCGCTCCCGGAGAGTTCGGCTATGTTCCCTTCTGCGGGTGTCTCGACTATGATGATGCGGCGCAGTGCTATCCGTCTCCTCCTACGATTCGGTTTACCGTGTACCTCACAGAATGAGCGAATCTCTTCCTCAAGCACAGCACTCGACGGGATGCGACTGTCCATTCGCAGCTAACACAAAGACAGCGCAGTTTTGCCCTCGACACAGAGTCAAGAAATCTCCGAGGCTTATTTACCTCTGCCAGAATCGCCCAGGATACTTTGAGGCATGGGAGGAAGGTTATGGTCCGGGGCAAACGAAACCACTGGGTCTCGGGGACAAGGTTGCAAAAGCCATTAATACGGCAACGATGGGCAAGATCAAGCCGTGCGGTGGATGCAAAAAACGCAAAGCGAAACTCAACACGCTAGGAAGCAGAGTCGCAAAGGTGATCCCAGTAAGAAAGAAAAACCGACCTTGGCCCTCGGCGAGCTTTACCACAGGCACTCGCATACTCCACGATGATGATCTTGCGAGAGACAGCCTGACGCTAGCTGGACTGATCATTCGGCGATGGCCCGAGGTGGATGCGATCGCAGGAGTGCCGAGGTCGGGCATGATCGCGGCATCGCATATCGCGACGAACCTCGGGCTACCGCTTTATGAAATATCACGCGGGTCGCTCGAAAAGATGGGCGGTGGTCGTAGGATGCGGCGAGCGATGCGGCACACGCAGGACAAGATCGTCGCGGTCGAGGACTCTATTAATAGCGGATGGTCGATGGAGACCGCAGTGGGCAGGCGGCGAGACCCTCGCATTATTGGCACGGCGACGGTCTACTGCACTCCGGCAGGGTTTGCGAAGGTCGATCTCTATGCGGTGCCGTTACCGTTGCCCCACTGGTTTACCTGGCATATGTTCGGCTCGAATCTGTTATCGCGGTGCCCGACTGGATTCGACTTCGACGGCATCCTCGGTCACGATTGCCCGATTGAGTGCGACGACGATGGCGAACGGTATCTGGAGTGGATGGAATCGGTCCCTCCGCTCTACTTGTATCGCGGCGGAGCGATCACGACAATTATCACGGCGCGCCTCGAAAAGTACAGGCAGCAGACGGAGCGATGGCTCGCAAGATACGGACAGCAGTATGGCGAGCTGGTGATGGGACCTTGGGCTTCTCTCGCCGAGCGGCGGAAGAAATGCATTGGCACGTGGAAAGCGGAAATGTGCATACAAAAGAGGCTGGGTCTATTCGTCGAATCCGATCCGAAGCAAGCAAAGATCATACACGCAAAAGCAAAGATTCCGGTCATGTGTCCGGCGGCAAGAGAGGTGTTCGCATGATCGACGGAAACTACAGGTCGCAGATCAGGCAAGATCGATTTTACATCGAGGAATATCTTCCGAAGGTCGGCATCGATCCGTTCGCCTATCAAGGTAAGTTCTTGGAGGTAGGCGCCCATGACGGAACCACGACCTCAAATACGTGGGCGCTGGAGGTGGTCTATGGCTGGCGGGGGACGCTCGTCGAAGCCAATCCTTCGCTCGTCCGGCAGTGCGAGCTTGATCGTCCGCGCTCGCGCGTGATCGAGGGGGTAGCTTGGGGGTCGGTCCTCGATCTCGAGTTTGAGTTCCCTGGCCCCGATGGTACTGGAGACTCGCAGCTAGCGCGCGTGGCAAACTTGCCAAACAATCGAGACTACTTCGCCGAAGAGTTTGCGCAGCGTGCTGTGTATCGGGTGCGCACGAGGACTCTTGCAGAGATGCTTGGCCCTGGGATGCATCATTACGACTATTGTTCCATCGACGTCGAGGGAGCCGAACTCGAAGCGCTTAAGGGGATCGATTGGGATACGACATCGTTTGACTATGTCGCGGTCGAATGGGGCGACCGCAAAGATTATTTGAACGAACTGATCGACTATCTTGCCCGAGTCGGCTACCGGGTCTATCGCGTAAATCACTTTGACGTCGACTTTGTTCCGCTCGACTACGCCCTCGACCCCTACGACGATGACGACGATGACGACGATTTTGCAGACCTCGCGGCACCTCGGTAATCTCTACTCCGTCCAGATGGTTGCCCACCGGCTCGGGTGCTCGCCAGACCTCGTCCTCCGCCTGGCCGAGCAGCTCGGGCTGGGCGAGGTCGTCGCCGAGCAGATCGTCTTCTCCGAAGCCGAGGCCCGCGAAATCGTCCTCGGCTGGGCAAAATTCCGCAAAAACCCCTGATTTTCCTGGGAAAAAAAATTCCGGAAAATTTTTCTTTTCCTCTTGCCTATCGGTGGCCGATAGGTATAATGCAAGGGACGGGGCGAGAAACGAAACAACCAACACAAGGGACACGAAGATGAACGCGGCAATCAAGTTTAAGAAAAGCAATGCCATCAAGTCAGGTCTGTATTGGTTCCAGGGGCCTAATGGCATGTCGTGCGTGGTCGCTCGACAAGGCGAGCGATGGTTTGCTAGAGGAGTTGCATGGTATGGGCCGGTCGTGCGATACGGCAGCACCAGACAGGACGCCGCAAGAAAGCTTATTCACGAAATGACATGACGCCTTTCAGCATCTGGCCGGGAGCGTTTCCCGGCCAGCGATAGGAAACGAAACAAACGGAGAAA